TTTATGTAGGTATCAGACCCCCCCTAATCTTTAGGGTGTACACATCCATATCTCTTCTCCCTCGGTGATAAAACTATCGGTGTATTGCCCCCCCCTGTTCCCATCCGCTGATTCAGTGTTCCGCAAATATTCCCGGCTTGTGTAACACGTGAATCATTAGGGTGGTTATCGAACAAGAGAGGGGGTATCAGTTTTTTGCTAGGCACTCCACTCGGTCAGCAGCTCCCGGTATCTCTCCTCGGATAATCCTGCTTGCGATATCAATGCGGTCTGCAAGACTGACGGAAGTGGTTTTCCACGCATCCGCGATCTCCTTAAAATCCCAAGACTGGCTTTCTCGCTCAAATAGTACTTCTCCGGCACATCGTCCATCAAAATCTGCGACAAGGAAGACTCTTCTACGTCTTTGGGGTACTCCGTAAAATTGGGCATCCATTGTTCTCCAGGCAATCTGCCATCCGTCACCATCGACCACTCCTGCGTAACTCCATCCTTTCGGAGGCATAGGTATAACGGCATCTTTCTCGACCAACCTCGCCACTGATTCGAGGACGGTTCGGAAGTCTTCTCCTCCGTGACTGTTGAGTGCTCCCGGAACATTTTCCCAACACCAAAATCTTGGCTGATATCTGCCCATGTCATCTGCTTCATATCGCATCTCCCTTGTTATCCTTATGACTTCTCGGAACAGTCCGCTCCGCTCACCGTCCAGTCCTGCTCTCTTTCCTGCAGCTACTGACAAATCCTGGCAAGGACTTGAATTCGTGAGGATGTCTACCTTCGGTATCTTTGTGCCGTCTACTTTTGCCACATCTCCCAGTTGTATAGCATTCGGAAATCTCTTTGCTTCTAGTGCGACCGGGAATGGTTCTATCTCGGATTCAAAGACAACTTCGATCCCACACATTTCAGCTGCCAGTTCCCATGTACCACTGCCGGAGAAGAAATTCCCCATTGTTGGCTTTCTATTCATAGTCTTCCTCCATCTCGAACGGCAACGAATCTCTTTTTACCCTCTGTACTATGCTGTCAGTCAGTGCTTTCAACCTGTCAGACGTTTCTATCTTCTCCAGGTTCGTACCAACTGCTGCCAACCTTACCTTTTCATCATGCACCGTTCTCTTATATGCTTTGATGATGTTGTTAAAGGTGTAGTTCAACTGGTCTTGTTCCATCTGCCCCCAGTTTCTGATGTTGGCAGGACTGCCGACTGCTTTCTGTAATGCCCTTGGCATCTTGTCAAATTCAGCCTGGAATCCGTAGTTTGCATTCCTGCTTGCCATTGTGAGGATGGTCATTATCTCTCCCTCATCAATCTCATCGGACAGTCTGTCTGCTATCATCATGTGCAGCTTACCCGGTGACGGTGCAAACCCGGATGTATCCGTCCTCGCATACACACTGAATGCATCGAAGATGTTCTGTGCATCGTCCGGTTCCAGGATGCGATGCCACACATCCACTGCCAACGTAGGATCGTTAAGCTTAAAATTTGGATATGTAATCGTTATCATTCCCAGTAATCTTTTTATATCTTCTCTACTCATAACCACCTCATGCGTTCATAATCGCATCTAACTGACTGGACGTTGTCTTCTTGTTTTCTCTGCTCCAACGTCTGAATGTTGCTTTCCAGTCTTTCATTTTGTTCTTTCCAACCATCCACCCATTTGATTCATAGTAGTCCAGGAAGTTATCGACATTGACAGATGATCCAATCTCTATTGCATAGGCAGATACTTCGTCATAGGTGGGTGGAATAAATCTATTAGGTATCTTTTTATGCATCTTATTAGAAGAACTAACAGCAACAGTATTAGTAACAGTATTAGTAACAGATGTATCGATACAATTTGTATCGATAGGGTATCCACTCCCACCTTCTGCAATATTTTCCAAATAAAGTTTGAACTCATTGTTTTTGACAAACCCTATTTCTTTAATTAATGCTACCCGGAATTTTTCTGATGAAGTCCAGTTATATTTGTGCCAATGAAGCAAAAGAATTTCCTTGGTTTCATATGAATATCTGATTACATCGTGAAGATGTGAAAATCTACTTAACAGATTTTCAATGCTGTTCTTGTTGTATCCTGTTTCATTTGCCATCTGTGTTAAAGATATTTCATAACAACCACAGAGATTTGTGTGAGGATTTGTCAACAAATAAAGATAGAAATATTTATCTTCCGATGTGAAATCATCAACCACCTTACTGTCTGTCCAAAATGTTAATGATATTGTTCTATAAAGTGCCATCTTCTTTACCCTCAAAATAAAACTCTATCGGTCTGTCTTCGATTTGATAGTATTTCTTCATGAGTTTTCCAACGAACGTGTCTTTAGATAAACATTCAATCTTGTGACGAAACTCCTCGATAGAAAGATTACTTTTACAAAGATTGCATTCTGGACATGATGGAACGAGATTTTCCTTTACTTTTCCACCGTTGCTTTTAGCTTCAAAATGATCCATATGGAAATTATCAAAATCAAGTTTGCATCCACAGTAAAAGCAAAGACCGTTGGTTTTATCAAAAATGCTTTTTCGTTTTGTCGAATTCATCTTGTTCCCCTTATGTCATCTACCTTCCATATCTTGTCTGACAGTCTGTTCCACTTATGGGATGCCTGTGACCGAATATATTCGTAAGAGTTTCGTTCGTGTTCAACGGAATACGCATATATTTCCAATCCACATCTGACACAATTGATTCCAACACAAGCACCATTGTTCTGTTTGTAGTTGTGATCGTAATTGTCTTTGTCTGTAACCCATATGGAATCAAACTCACCGCACAGTGGACAGATTGCGATATCACTTAATTCTTTTCTTTTGCTCACTTATCCTCACCTTCCATTCCTGCAATGCCATCTCTTTACTTCCCTCGGTTACAAACTGGGAGCACTCACTGCACTTTATGACTGCGATATCTCCCTTGTCATAAAGTACTGCCTGTCCTCCGCAGCTGCAGTTCGGTATCTTGACTTTCATACTCTTTCCTCCAACAATTTACAGTAATGCGAGAGGAGCAAACTTTCTGCCATTCCGTCTGATTCTTTTCTGCTCCGCTTTGTGGGCAGAAGATTTATACCGGGGTACAATTCCTTGCACTTGTCTATAGATGATTGTTTATCGGCACTGATTCCGAAGTGGTGTTTCCATGTTCGTGGATCTACAAGGGTGTATGGCATCTTATATGCCTCTAAAACGCCCAAAATGTACCCAAAATTGCGTCCAAACGTGAACATTGAGGTAACACCTTGCCCCGGCATTGCATGGACGTTCTCGACCACTACAGAGGCTCTGTCTTGATATAACTGACAGACATCTATGAGTGCTTCATTGCTATACGGAAACGCAAACTCCGTGAATGTCTCTTCATTGATGATACCGATGCCACCCTTTGCTCCGGGATCTATGCCGATATAAACCATCTGTACTCCTCCTAACCATGACAAAACGTTACGAAACTAGACTTTGCCACAACCGAACTGAACCCCACTTCGCCTTGCCAATACATGACTTTACGTAACCATACTTTTCCATTACTTAACGAATCGAAACTAAACTGCACCTCACCTTGACCATACTGCACATGACCTTATCCTGCCCCACATTGCCTTTGCTTGACCTTACAATACATTGCCGTCACATAACTCCACAAATCTTCACCTAACCACTGCCAAACCCAACCCTACCCCACACTGCCAATGCAAGACCTATCCTTACTTCACCACTGCTCGACCTTACGTTACGGAACATGACCATACCACTACATTGCTCCACAAAACCTCACCTTGCCTTTGCCAAACAATGCCAAACCAAGCAATACCAAGCCATTACACCACGTAACTTTGCCGTACAATACTGTACTATGCCGTAACCACATCGAACGGCACTATGCAATGCACTTCCATTGCCAAGCGACACAATAATTCGCAATGCCATTACTCAATCGTCAAAATTTCCTCCTATTACATTTCCGTTTTCATCGAGTTCCTGCCACTTGTATGACCCATAGGATGCATTTCTCCACTGACCCAGTCCGTTATACTGACCATAGTCAAGCCACTCCCTCACGGCATCGAGCAAATCATCCATCAGCACTCTTACTGTAAATTCGACTGTTGCACCCTTCGGAATCATCTCGGAATTGGCAAGTGCAATCCGCTCACCCTGGGCGGTCTGACCTCTTAATGGTCTTTGCAGATTTCCCATTTCGCCATCAAAGGTGATAGGGATCTGCCGTTCATTGACCATCACAAGACCATCAATATATTTCTTGTAGGCTTTGATTTTGGACGACTTCGTGTCCTTGATTAACCGGAGCATTCCACAAGCATGCTTGAAAAATCCACGAATCTGATAGTTCCAAAAGCACGGTGTACCGTCTTCCGTCCGTGGAAAAACGGTCATCTCTTTCTTTTCCACTTCATCAGCACCAAGTGCTTCTACCTCCTCTTCTCTACTTGGAGCATCCGGTGCTTTACTTGCGATAAACTCCGAATGAATATCCTTGTTACTATTGGCACTGCCAAGAATCGGCTCAATAAATGTTAATTTCACCTTCAGTTCCTTCATGTTCTCCACCATCCTTTCCATAATCTGTTATTTAGTTAAACGGCATATCTGACTCAAAACCTTCCGGTACTTCGTAGAATCCCTCTGCTGCCATCACGGGGTCATTGCTTAACACCGGGGTAGGTTCTTCCGGCAGTCTCTTTACGTCCGGCACTTTGGTTTCCTTGACCTTTCCATATTCGCAGACCCTAAAAGGCTTTGTGCTCTTGCCGATAGATCCATCCTGCTTACGGTATTCTTCCTGTCTGAACACCATGCCAACACGTTTACCTTTAAAGCAGTTACAGAACGTGCCATCTCCCGGAACTAAATCCCACTGGGTCACAAACCCTTTGTTCGACCTCTCAACTGCTGTTGTGAACCTTTTGATATTGGCTGTTGCATACTCACCACACAAGGTGATGTAGTAGCACCCTCTCCATTTGGCATCGTCACCAAACTGTTTCTTATGCTGTTTATAGATTTCAGTGAAATAAGACATCTGTGTATCATTCTCATCAAAGTCAAAGTACACAGCTAACATCTGATTGCCATTTCTTGACGTTGTTTCACGCACTTCTTTTATGATGCATGTATGTGCTCCAGGCTTAACTGCTGTCCACCCTACCGGGGTGGTATCATACTGTGACGGTTTCAACATTATTTGGTTTCCTCCTTGATTTTTGTTTTGGTTTCTTCTTTGATTTCAGTTCCGTAGAACTCTCTGATGCAGTTATCAATAGTCAAAAGGTCATTGTCCATCTCTTCTTCCGGGAACATGTCGATAGGTGCTTTCACAATGTCATTCCCATCTGTCACGGTCTTGAAGAAATGCCGTCCATCATCTGACATGCAACGAAGCACGATGGTGACCATGCCCTCGATGCAGACCTTGTCATCGAGCAGCTTGCCGATGGTCTTAATCTTGGTAGACCCGTAGTCATTCGTATCTTCGTGGAAATTCATGTAGACGTTTACATCTTTCGGCAGTGTTTTGAGAAAGTTGATGAGATTCCACATGGTATCTGCGATATCGTTGTACAACTCAAATGACTGGTTCCCTTTCATGTTCCTGTGTCTGTTCATGAACATGATGGTAAGGATATATCCAACGTCATCCAGGACGATAATCTTGATACCGTTGGCAACTGCCTTGCGGATTTGATCGATAATCATATTGATATCACTGCCGTTGATGACATACTTGAACTTATTCTTGAACGGGAAATCCTTGCCCAGGATGTTGACCACGAGAGTCTTGTCTGACGGCAGATTCATGATCGCCTTACTTTTGCCACTACCGGACTTGCCCATAATAATCGTTAGTGCCATATCACCAGTACCTCCAATTTCTGCTAAAAAATTCACTCTTGCACACCTTGCTCAAACCATTATTCTTCATGGTTCGTCTTGCCACCCTACGTCTTAAACTCCTTAATGCACTCAATGTTCGACCCCCTTACCGAATACGAATGGAACGACTTTGTTCCAAATGACACCAGTTAGCATCATTGTCTTTCAAGAATTCTTTGATACTCTTCTTATCCACTTTCGGTTCCTGGGGGATAAGAAATTCTGCCGGGATACTTGTGGGATCATCGATGACCACGGATGCCGGGTTGTTCTGAATTCCAAAGCTGAACAGTTCCGTCTTGAATTTTTCTTTCCCTGTGAGAATCATCGCATCCTGCAAATTGTTCTTCAGATAAGAAACGTGGTTTTCTAATGCTCTTTTCCGGTCTGTCATCCGCTCAATCTCTGTCTTCAGACCGTTGGCATCGGATTCAAGCTGTCTGATGATACGTGCGTAGTTGTCAGCTTTGACTTCAATCTCTCCCTCGATGCCCTCCAGTGTGTCCTTGATGGTTTCCTCATCTGCTCCCTCTTCCATCATGGACAGCAGTTCCAGGTACTGACCTTTTAATTCGTATAAACTTGTCATATGCCCTCCTATTCTTGTTTTTGTTCTTTCCACATGCGTGGGTAATTATATGGTGTGATAAACCACGAATGTTCTTGTGGTTCTGACTTTTCCGGTACTTCCCAGTGCCACCACTTCTTTAACCAGTAGTACACTCCCGGCTCCACTTTTGCCCTCGGATACAGAAAGTGATATGACACCCTGTGTACCGTCCGAACAGACCGATTCAATTCTTTTGCGATTTCTTGATTCGTCATGCCATGATGTTTCATGTTACGGATCTGTTCTATCTCTTCCTGTGATACTGGATTGCCGTTCATATCAGCCTCCCCTCTATTAGACCTTGTCTACTAGACCTCTTCTATCTCCGGTATCCAGTCTCTTGCCGTTGACGGATACCGTCTTGCCCACTTCACATAGGTATTTTGGGCATCCACTTTGCCTTTGAAGTGACATGGTTTCGCATGGACGTTTGTCCGTATATTCCAAAACTTGCCATCCGTGCAGTAGTACTTAACCATGCCGTGACCCCGGATTTTCAGTCTGTAGCGTTTATCTTCTTCCATGTGACCACCTCTCCAGGCTTGCTTCTGACCGTGCTATCAGATAATCTGCCCTGTTCATCAAGTCGCTGTGTTCTTCCCTCATGTTGTGTGCAGCTATGAGCAACATGATAGCTGCGAAGCAGACCAAGCCTACAAAGAATAGAAACAACTCTAACTTTCTCTTGCCAGTGATTTCCTGCTTCATTTCCACTTCCTCCTCACCTTCTCAAACCTCTCCGTGTCAAAGAGTATCTTCCCACCACCCGGGGTACGGATTATGTACTTCTCACTTCCCTGTGCATGTGATGCCTTGTACAGTAAGTCACGGGGAAAACCCAGTTTCGTCAGTTCCGTGATACTCATTAACTGTTTGGGATATTGCATCTTGTCACCCCCTCACTTACGTTTACGTAAGTTCGTTGGCAAAAAAAATACTAATCATTTCTTCGTCCGAAAGTTCTAGGACAGTCTTGATTTTGTATATTTCTGCTCTCGTAAACGTGCCACCACGTTTAATCTTATGACCAAGTGTTGCTTCGTGAATCCCTAGTTTTTCTGCCATTTGTGCAAAAGTAAGACCTCGCAGTACAATGTAGGATCGAAGCAATCTTTCGTTGAACATTGGCACACCTCCCTTCTTAATTTTTACACAACTCAATTAGTTATCTTTCCTCGCTGAAAAGGATATCATATGCGTTTACGTAAGTCAATACGTTTTCGTAAGTTATTTTTACGTTTTCGTATTTCTCTCTTGTGAAAATGTTAATAAAGTAATAAAATACACTCGGAGGTGTGTGTAATGGAAGTCAATGATTTTATAAGGAAAAGAAGACTTGAACTGGGTCTTATGATGCAGGATGTGGCTGATGCCGTGGGTGTCAGTGAAGCAACCGTTTCACGTTGGGAAAGCGGACATATAGACAACATGAGAAGGGATAAGATTTATGCCCTGTCACAGGTTCTCCAGGTGTCACCTCTTGTCATACTTGGCATGAGGGATTACGAGGAAGATGAAGAAAAAAAAGAAGAAGACAGAATAAAGAGGTTCACGGATGCCATCAGCAACATGACTGAATCCGAACAGGAAGAACTGGAGAACTACATGAAGTTCATCATATCCAAACGAAAGTAACTGTACCATATATCGGACAGCACTTACCTTATAATACGAACAAATGTTTGGAAGGGGGTGCTGATGATGAAAGAGAGATTGATAGAGTTATTCCAGGAATTAACGGAAGAAGAACAGCAGATGGTTCTAGATTACCTGGAACACCCCATAAACAGAGAAACCCCGGTCGCAGAAGCGACAGGGATCTCACTGGAGGGTGTGTTCATGTAGTAGATAGAGTTGGATTACTTACTGGAAAGGTATGGTGGTGATACTTTTCACTATGAACAATATCATTATATAACATTTTCCCATGTCATGCAACATAAATCCATGTGAAGGGAGAGATTTTCATGGCAACAAAAACAAAAAAGAAGTTATCCAGGCAAATAGATGTGGGATATAAGGCAGATGGTACTAGAATCCGTAAGAGGGTGTATGCAAGCAGTCCAGGGGAGATGGACAGAAAGATCCATGCCGTGTTGAGTGAGCATGAAAAAGCACCGCATCCATCTGACATAACATTCCATGAGTATGCACAGAAGTGGTTGCGTACATATAAGAGCATGCGTGAAGCTGCGACACAGGAGATGTACCGGGTGGTTCTGAATAAGACGGAGAGCATCGACTATACCCCTCTGAAGTATATCACGGCAACGGATTTGCAGGAGATAATTGCGGACAACAAAGACCATCCTGCTTCATGTGCCAAAATTAAGCTCACATTTAGCCAAATTTGGGCATCTGCTGTCTCGGACGGGATAATCCCCACCGATATCACCAAGAGGCTAGAAACCCCGTCTACGTGCGTTAAACAGGGTCGAGCATTAACGGCAGATGAAAAGAAAGCAATCAAGGAAGCAAAACTGGAACCGATGGAGCGGATGTACGTATCACTTCTCTACTACCTGGGTCTTCGTCCGCAGGAGGCTTTTGCACTGCTGCCGGGAGATTTTACAGAGGACACCGTTACCATACAACGTGCCGTGGGGTATGACGGCAATAACCCGTATATCAAGACAACCAAGACCGGAAACGTCCGTGTCCTGCCTCTTCCCTATGCCTTGCAGGAACTGCTCCAGGACTACCACACGGATTCCTATCTGATCCATAACCGACAGGGGCAGCTGATGTCCAAGACCGTCAAGTCCGACTTTTGGTTAGATATCAAGGGAAAGATTGATGCCAAACTGAAATATAAGTCAGACCTACGTCCGTATCTGTTCCGTCATAACTTCTGCACGGTCTGTTATTATTCCGGGATTACACTGAAGAAGTGCCAGTATTTGATGGGGCATAGTTCTTTGCAGATGATTATGAAAGTCTATGCACATTTAGATGACGAACAAGAGTCGCTTGACTCGCTGAAATCCCTTAATTTATAGGCTTTTTCCTCTATTGTCCAATAAATGGTACAATAAAAAGTGTGCCAAAAGTGTTCCAAGTGTGCCAAAGTGTGCCGAGATTCTACTATATTATAATACATTAAGTCCAAGAAATTTGCCCAAAGTCCAATAAATTGGACAATAGAAAAATCCCCTCAACCCTTGATTTTACTGGGTTTGTGGGGATTTTCATTTTCATGAGCCACCGGGGACTCGAACCCCGGACAACTTGATTAAAAGTCAAGCAGTGGATGTTGAATTTACGGGGTTTGTTGGCATTTAGTGTGCCAAAACTGTGCCAAGGGTTTCAAAAACTATCGGACATTTTTGTGAAGGTTTCACAATTATTTTATCAATTTTGTCCAACACTGCTTACCAAAAGACCCGTCAATCAATACACTGCTGTCATTAGCATGCCAGTCTGTTTGTATTGCTTTAATTGCCTTGACAGTATAGTCACCGCACTCACCGTCAAGGTATCCTGTGTAGTAACCAAGGTCTTTAAGGATTCTCTGAAGCATCTCCACGATAGTTCCTTCAGACCCTCTTGCTACATAGCCAAGATACGGTATAAACTGTGCCAGTGTCAAGGACGGATTCTTTGCCGGGGTAGGTGTAGGTGTTGGGGTGGGTTGGGGTTTAGATCCGCTATAGTCAATCCACTTGGTAGCTAATCCGTGTTCTGTCCAGTAACCACCATCAATCGGTTTACCCTTCGCCCAACTTCTGCCACCATTCTGATCTACATAGGAAAACTGAATGCCATCTTCCCATCTGGGAGTAGCCTCAACTACATTGACAATGCCCTGTCCGGGTTCGTTCCACTCATATCCCATGTAACCACCAAAGTGCCAATCAGCTCCGCTTTGCAAATACAAACACCGAAATTGATTTCCTAATTTTCTAAAGTCGGTAGAACGGTCTGTACACTGATCCATTAAGCCTCTGCCTGTGCAGTCCCCGGTGTTGCTCAAGTCGGATTGAAAACTGCCGACAGCAGGATTAACTATATTTCTTCCGCAGAAAAGACTTTTGTAGAGATTTACGCAGTCTGCCCAAAAACGGTTCCCATCCCAGTATAACAAGTTGTATGGGGGTTCGTTACTATAGCTGCTTCTCCCGGATGCCAGTGTCCGAAGATTATCTACCAGTTGTTTCTCTGTACATACTATATGTGACATGTCTTGTCCTCCATCTCTCGGTCTTGCCGTTCCTGCTGTGTACTGTCCGATGTATCTGTCTTCATCAACGGGCAACGGGCAGCCTTTGTACTGTCCATGCCACCCGTACTGTTGATAGACACAAGGGTAGTCATTTTCAGAATCGAGGTCTGCCAACCAAACGTCATACTCATCCAGGATGTCTTTTCCGTAGACGTTGATAAGGTAGTCTGCATTGAGGTAAATCCCAGTACAATAACCTTGTGCTAAACAGTAATTGCAGAAAGCCTCTGCAAACTGTCTCTGCATCTGTGGGGTAAGAGTTACACCCCGGTCTTTCGCATTTTCCACCGTGTCATATTCCAAGTCACACCATATGATTGTAGAAGTAGGTAACTTTGCTTTCTTGACGTTCTCGACAGCTTTAACGGCATTTTGAATTGCTTCCTGCAAGCTGATGGCATAGATAAAATGATAGACGCCCGGCACTTTGATTCCTACTTCTTGTGCTTCACGGACGTTTTGCAGGAATTTCTTGTCGATAGAATCCGTACCCCATCCATCACGGGGAAATATAAATTCTATGCCGTCTGCATGTGCTTCTCGCCAGTTAATGTCTCCTTGATGATAACAAAGATCAATGCCCGTCATGGTAATGCCCCACCTTTTCTTTCAGTTCGTCAATACGCACCCATGCAGATTCCATTGAGGTTTCCAGTGTGGTCACTCTCTTATCAAGGGCATTGATTCCACTGTTCATTGACTTAACATCCGTCCTCGTTTCCTGCATGGTATTCTGTAGGTTGTCCAGTTTTGTGGAAATGGCAGTGAGTGATTGTTCTATCTCATGGATCTTACTTGATTCTTCGGAGTATTCGGCTTTCAAATCTTTTCTCCCGTTTCTTGCAAGCGTGACAAGTGCAATCACAAACATGCCCAAAGAAAATAACCAAGGGATAACTTCTTTCCATGTCATGTCACTTCACTTCCTTTTTGCTCGTAGCATTGATGATGCCGTTCCAGGCTGCTGAAATGCCTGCAGCTAAAGCACCACAAACAATCGGAACTGCCCAAACATACCACTGTTTCCAGTCATAGTCTGTTACTTTGGATAAGATGACACAGATTTCCGGGATGAGAACACCTCCGAAAGCCTGGAAAAAAGTCTTGAGTGCTCTCATGCCTACGTCTTTTATTTTCATGGGTCTATACCTTCCTTTCGTGATATTAAAATATATCATATAATATCACAACAAAGGTACTAACTACAACATGTTTTGAAAAATTCTGTCCGATTTATTGGACAATAGAAAAGGGATACTTCCGTATCCCTCATAATGTGAATTTTCTGTAAGAATTATTAACTTTGATATTATTAGATGTCACGTATAACATCGTTGTGTTGATATCTGTGTGACCCATGAGGGTCTTGATATCTTGTATGTCCATGCCCCTAGATGCCAGTGTGGTGGCAAAAGTTCTTCTAAAACGATGTGGGTGTACATTTTCTACCCGTGCTCTTTCTGCCAATCGGCTCAACATCCTCCGAATCCCGGACGTAGTATACTTTTTGTGTCGGTTTGTTTGGAACAATGCCCCGGTTTCAACTTTGGCATCTGTCAAATACTTTACAAGGTAGTTCAAAGTCAATTCATTGATGTATGTCACTTTTTCCTTGTCACCCTTGCCGTGTCTGATTCGGAGTGCCTTGTTATTAAAATCTACGTCTGATACATCCAGGTCAACCAGTTCCGAAACACGGACACCGGAAGAAAGGAGCAGCTCCACTATGGCACGTTCTTTCAGATTAAGACAGTGCTTCTTGATTGCATCCTGCTCCACAACGGAGAAAGGCTGTTTGATCTCTTTGGTACATTTGATAGGCTTTACTGCTGAACACGGATTCTTGTCGATATATTCCTCATTGGAAAGCCACTGAAAGAAAGCTGACAGTGTGGTACGGGTATTTTCCAGGGATACGTTCGACAGACCTCGCACCTTTAAGTTTGCAAGGTAATTCCGCACATCGAACGTGGTTACAGATATCAGATTCTTGTCACCCAGGAAGTCACAGAATCGTTTCAGATGACGTAGGTAGACATATGCTATCTTCTCTGATTTTCCGTCCAATATAAGACCACTCATGTACGTTTTCACAAGCCGGGTATTTGCATCGTCAAGGACAGCGACATCGGTTATCCGATCTGATAACTCATAGCTGCTCAACAACTCAATGACATGAGCCATGACCTTGTCGATGTTGGTCTGCCCTAAATAAGATTTAATACTGCATCGAAGATTTTGGATAAATTCATTTCTACAATCACGCATAAAAAATACCTCCTTTACAGATGCGTAGGAGGCATGGTATTCTATCCATGCCTACTCGTAGGTAAGTCGAGG